ATAAAGCAGTTATTGGGGCTCTAAGGAGCGACAAGAAAGAATTAGCAAGACGTATGTACAAAGCGTTTGAAACAGACTATGCAAAAAATAAAAAATGAATAATAATTACAGCAAATGTTTAGAAATAATATTAGAACACGAAGGTGGGTTTGTAAATCATCCTAAAGATCCAGGTGGAATTACAAATCATGGTGTCACTAAAAAAGTATATGATAAGTGGGTAGCCAGAGGGACTACGCCTAAAGAAATGCGTGACTTGACGCATGAAGATGTAGCTCCTATCTACAAAAAAAATTATTGGAATAGAGCAAAATGTGATCAACTTCCTAGTGGGGTTGATCTTTTTGTATTTGACTGGGCTGTTAACTCAGGTGTATCACGATCTGCTAAAGCACTGCAACGTATAGTAGGAGTAGAACAAGATGGTGGTATAGGCCCAATGACTTTACGAGCTGTTGCTGAATTATATCCAGAAGAAATAATAGAACAGATGCATTATACACGTCAAAGTTTTTATGAAAAACTATCTACCTTTGATACTTTTGGTAAAGGCTGGACTAGACGTAATAATGAAACAAAAGAAAAAGCATTGGAAATGTCACATGGCTAGACAACTAACAGAACGACAACAAAAGTTTTTATCTGTGTTATTTGATGAAGCAGGTGGAGATGTAGCTACAGCTAAAAAGCTAGCAGGTTACTCAGATGCTACAAGCACTACTGAAGTTGTAAATTCTATGAAAGAAGAAATTTTAGAAAATACGCAGACTTTTATGGCACGTAATGCTCCTAAAGCTGCGATGGCTATGGTAGGTGGACTGTATGATCCTACAGAACTAGGCATAAGAGATAAACTTTCAGCAGCTAAAGAGTTATTAGATCGTACTGGATTAGTTAAAACTGAAAAAGTACAAGTAGAAGCTAAAGGTGGAGTAATGTTAATGCCACCTAAAAATACAGCAGACAATGACTAGATCATTAGGTAGATGGAAACTACCACAACCAACAGACATAAAAGAAGACAATGAGTGGGTATCTATACCTAAGATTTCTCGAACCATACCTTTTGGCTACGAAGTAGCTACAGAAGATAATGGTATACTAAACCCTATACCTGACCAACTAGATAAATTAGAAATAGCAAAACGATATTTAAAACAGTATTCATACAGAGAAGTATCACAATGGCTAACTCGTAATACTGGTAGATATATATCTCATGTAGGTTTAAGAAAAAGATTAGAGAATGAAAAAAGAAGAAACAGCCAAGCTACAAGCCTACGAAGATGGGCAGACTATGCGAAAACGGCAGTCGCCAAAGCGGAAAAAATTGAAAACCAAAGACTTGGCTCAAAAGAAATCAACGACACAAAAGAAGTTAGAACAGCCTAAAATAGTAGAAGTAGAAAATTTTGATCCTATTGAGACTATTGAAGAACAACATAATATTATTTTTAAACCGAATGAAGGGCCACAAACTGAGTTCCTTGCTGCAGGTGAAAGAGAAGTTTTGTATGGCGGTTCAGCAGGGGGTGGTAAAAGTTATGCAATGCTTGCCGATCCTTTACGATACATGGGTCATCCTTCTTTTTCTGGGTTACTACTTAGACACACTACAGAAGAACTTAGAGAACTTATATTTAAGTCTCAAGAGATGTATCCAAAAATCTGGCCTGGAATAAAATGGTCAGAAAGAAAGATGCAGTGGGTCGCACCATCTGGCGCAAGATTGTGGATGTCATACCTCGACAGAGAGGATGATGCTTTGCGTTATCAGGGTCTGGCGTTTAGTTGGATAGGTTTTGACGAATTAACTCAATGGCCCACACCATTTGCATGGAACTACATGCGTTCTCGTCTACGATCCACTGCAACCGATTTACCAGTATATATGAGAGCTACCACTAACCCTGGTGGTAGAGGACATCACTGGGTAAAGAAAATGTTTATAGACCCTGCGTCTGTAAATAAACCATTTAATGCTACAGACATTGAAACAGGAGAAGACTTAAAGTATCCTGCAGGTCACGAAAAAGCAGGTAAATCTTTATTTAAACGTAGGTTTATACCTGCAAGATTAAAAGATAACCCATACTTAGCTAAACAAGGTGACTACGAAGCAATGCTTCTATCTTTACCTGAACAACAACGTAGACAATTGCTAGATGGCGATTGGGATATTAAAGAGGGCGCAGCCTTCACAGAGTTTGATAGGAATATACATGTCATTGAGCCTTTCGATATTCCTAGCCAGTGGGTTAAATTCAGGGCATGTGACTATGGTTATGGTAGTAAGTCAGGTGTGGTATGGTTCGCTGTATCTCCAAGTGAACAACTTATTGTCTACAGAGAGTTATACGTAAGTAAAGTGTTAGCTACAGATTTAGCTGACATGATACTAGAATTAGAAGTTGGCGATGGTGGTATGAGATATGGAGTGCTTGACTCTTCTTTGTGGCATAAACGTGGTGACACAGGCCCATCTCTAGCAGAACAAATGGTACAAAGAGGTTGCAGATGGCGACCCTCTGATAGGTCAAAAGGATCTCGCGTAGCAGGCAAAAACGAAATACATAGACGGTTACAGGTAGATGAATACACAGAAGAATCTAGACTTGTATTTTTTAGTAACTGTACTAATATGATAGCACAACTACCTGCACTACCAATAGACAAGAAAAATCCAGAAGATATAGACACAACATCAGAAGACCACTTGTACGATGCTTTAAGATATGGTATCATGTCAAGACCAAGGTTTAGTATAATTGATTACGATCCGAATAACACGCAAACAAATAGAATGTCTATAGCAGATAAAACATTTGGATATTAAAGGAAAATAAATGGCAGATGATAATGAAGTATTTATTGAAGACGAGGTAGTTACACTCGATGACACGGAAGAGTCTGTAGTAGATGATGTAAGTGTTTCTGCAATTATTCCATTTATTATGGAAAGATATAATAGGGCAGATGACTATAGACAACAAGATGAAGATAGATGGTTAAAGTCATATCGTAACTACAGAGGTTTATATGGATCTGACGTTCAGTTTACTGAAGCAGAAAAGTCTCGTGTGTTTATTAAAGTAACTAAAACTAAAACATTAGCTGCCTATGGGCAAATAGTAGATGTATTATTTGCAGGCAGCAAGTTTCCATTGTCTGTTGATCCTACAGAACTACCTGATGGTGTAGTAGCTGATGTAAGTTTTGATCCAAAAGAACCAGAACAAATACGTAGTTCTGATATGGAAGAGATTGTAAATCCGTATGGTTTTAAAGGTGATGGTAAAGAAATACCTGCAGGTGCTACAGAAAAAACTTTAGCAGAAAGTTTAGGTGAGTACGAAGATAAATTAAAAGATATTAACAATCTTAAATTAGGAGTTGGTAAAACTCCAACTGCAATTACATTTAGCCCTGCTATGATAGCAGCTAAAAAAATGCAGAAAAAAATACAAGATCAATTAGAAGAATCAAATGCCTCTAAGCATTTAAGAAGTACAGCATTTGAAATGGCTTTGTTTGGTACAGGTATTATGAAAGGGCCGTTTGCAGTAGATAAAGAGTACCCTAACTGGAATGATGATGGTGAATACGATCCTGCAATAAAAACTATACCACAAGTATCTCATGTATCTGTGTGGAACTTTTATCCTGATCCAGATGCTAACAATATGGATGAAGCACAGTATGTTATAGAACGACATAAAATGTCACGTACACAAATGCGTGGCCTTAAAAAACGCCCATACTTTCGTTCAGCAGTTATTGATGAAGCAATAGCGATGGGAGAAAACTACGATAAAGAAAGTTGGGAAGATGATTTATCTGATTACGCACCAGATCATGGATCAGAAAGATTTGAAGTCCTTGAGTATTGGGGTATGTGCGATACAGAAATGCTAAAAGAGCAAGGCGTTGATATACCTGAAGAGTTAGAAGATACAGACGAATTACAAGCAAACATATGGATATGTAATGGTAAACTACTTAGAATGGTTCTTAATCCATTTAAACCTGCACGTATACCTTATATGGCTGCTCCGTATGAACTTAATCCATATAGTTTTTTTGGTGTAGGTATAGCTGAAAACATGGATGATACACAGACGTTAATGAACGGCTTTATGCGAATGGCTGTTGACAATGCTGTATTATCAGGCAATCTTCTTATAGAAGTAGACGAAACAAATTTAGTACCTGGTCAAGATCTATCTGTATACCCAGGAAAAGTATTTAGAAGACAAGGTGGCGCACCTGGTCAAGCAATATTTGGTACAAAGTTTCCTAATGTTGCAGGAGAAAATTTACAGTTGTTTGACAAGGCTAGAGTATTAGCAGATGAAAGTACTGGACTACCTAGTTTTTCTCATGGACAAACAGGTGTTACAGGAGTAGGTAGAACAGCTTCTGGTATTAGTATGTTAATGAATGCTGCTAGTGGTGGCATTAAAAATGTTATTAAAAATGTAGATGATTATTTACTTAGACCTTTAGGAGAAGGACTGTTTAGGTTTAATATGCAGTTTGATTATGATCCTGATATAAAAGGTGATTTAGAAGTAAAGGCTAGAGGTACAGAAAGTTTAATGGCTAATGAAGTTCGTAGCCAAAGACTAATGCAGTTTATGCAAGTAGCATCTAATCCTGCATTAGCACCGTTTGCAAAGTTTGAATATATAATTCGTGAAATTGCAAAATCAATGGAACTAGACCCTGATAAAGTAACCAACAATATGGATGAAGCCGCTATACAAGCAGAGTTAATGAAAGGCTTTCAACAGCCTGCACCAGAAGGTGCTACTCCACAAGAGGGTGGACAACCTGCACCTGCAGGAGTTAACCCTGCTGATCCAACAGGAGCAGGTGGAGGCACAATAGGCACTGGTATAGCACCATCACCGCAAGAACAAGGATTTAGTGGAAATAATGGACAAGGAAATAATCAGCAAGCTGAAGGGGCTGGTGAGCCGCCCCAAGGAATGGGCCAACTTCAATAAGTATTTAGAAGAACTAATAAATCAACAATATCGTACTATGGAACAATCAGACAATATGATTGCAGTTCACAGAGCGCAAGGCTCTATCTACACGTTACGTAGATTGCAAAAATTAAGAGATGAAGTATTAAAATAAAGGTGTAACTACAATGATGGAAAAACAAATGGAAATGTTTGAAGATGGCGGTCTTAAAGATGAAGGCGGCATGATAGATAAAGAATCAGGAAATAAAGTTCCTTCAGGAAGCACGCGTAAAGAAGTACGTGATGATATACCTGCACAGTTAAGTGAAGGTGAATTTGTATTTCCTGCTGATGTAGTTCGTTTTGTAGGTTTAGAAAAATTAATGAAACTTAGACAACAAGCTAAGATGGGCCTTAAAAAAATGGAAGATATGGGTCAAATGGGAAATAGTGATGAAGCCATATTACCTGATGATTTACCTTTTGATGAAACCGATCTATTAGTATTACAAGATGGCAAACCTATGCAGATGGCTAAAGGTGGTATATTAACTGCTTCAGATGGAACAGATGTTAGAAAATTACCTATACAACAATCGGCTAGAGAACAGGCAGAAGCATCATTTTTTAACTTTGATGATTTATTTGGAACAGGAGCAGGTGGACAACAACTAAGTATTAAAGAGTATAAAAACGAAGATGGTCTTTCTATTAGAATTAGATTTGTAGGAAATGTGCCTATAGATAATATACCAGAAGGATACTATCCTGTTGATGCTGATGGTAATATTATTAAACCAGATGATCCAGAAGCACCAGAACAACCAAAAGAACCAGTTGAAACAGAAGAAGAAAGAATAAAGCGTATGCAATCTGAAGGTGGCCCTGATAATCCTGAAGCAGGAAAGGTAAGAGGCTACGCACAAATGACACCGCAAGAAGTTATAGACTTTGATAAGTTAATGGATAAAGTAGAAAAGTTTGGACCAATAGGTAGAGTTGTTAGTAATATAGATAAAGAAAATAGAAAAGCTCAAGTTCAAGTAGCTGTAGATAAACAAAAAGCAGACAAAAGAAAACAAGATGACTTAAACACATTGGCTAAAGAAAGAACAAAAAAAGATGAAGCAGAAGGCTCTTCTTCTACGCCTAGTGTAAGTTCTAATGCATATTCATTTGAAGGAGATTCAGGAATGGGCGGTGCAATTTCTGAAGCAGGAGGTGTAGGACAAGATTTTGAAGCTCCTCCAGGTCAAGATGCAACTAATACAGGTGGCGGTAGCGGTATTTCTGCTAATGTTCCTGATTATGATTTTGACTTTGGTGCAGGTGGGGCAGACGGCAGTAGTTCTGCACCTAGTAAAGGAGATGACTTTGACCCTTCAGGCAGAATGAGTAAAGGTGGCTTGGGAACAAAACCTAAAAAGAAAGCTGCACGTAAAATGAAGAAAGGTGGTTTAGCTGCATCTAAAAAATAGCTAAATATGACTAGCTACTCATCCCCCTACCAACATAGGCTACGGTGGCCCTAGTAAAGGAGACAGAAATGTCTGAAGCAATAATGGCAGAAGAAGTAAAGCCAGAAGAAAAAATAGCATTTGCAAATCGTAAATACTCAAATGAAGATAGAATTAAAAAAGAAGAAGAAGAACTAGCAGAACTAATTGCAGAGCAAAAAGGTGAAACTAAAGCTGAAGCAGAAGAAACAAAAGAAGAAGAACCTGCTAATGCTGAAGAAAAAAGTTTTAAGAAAAGGTACGGTGATTTACGTAGACATTCACAAAAACAACTACAGGAACATGTAGAAAAAATAAATACTTTACAAAAACAATTAGAGCAGTCTACTAATCAAGAGATTAAATTACCTAAGTCGGATGAAGACATTGAAGCGTGGGCTAAAGAGTATCCTGATGTTGCAGCAATCGTAGAAACTATAGCTATTAAAAAAGCTAAAGAACAAGCATCTGGCTTAGAAGCTCGCGTAAAAGAAATAGACGAAATGCGAGAAAAAACAAACAGAGATAGAGCAGAAGTAGAATTAATGACTGCACATCCTGATTTTGCGGATATAAGAGACAGTGATGAGTTTCACGAATGGGCAGAAGAACAGCCTAAATGGATACAAGATGCTTTATACGAAAACAATAGTGATGCTAGAGCAGCATCAAGAGCTATAGATTTATACAAAGCAGATAAAGGAATAAAGACTAAAAAGTCTAGCGGATCTAAAGATGCAGCAAAAGCTGTATCAAAAACAAACACTAGATCTGAACCGTCTGGAGAACAGGCAGGAGTAATAAAAGAATCAGTAGTGCAGAAAATGTCTGCACAACAATACGAGAAAAACGCAGATGCAATCATGGAAGCTATACGATCAGGTAAGTTTGTATATGATATATCTGGTAATGCTCGTTAGAAAAGTATTGACATCTTTATATAAATAAGTATAACTGTATGTACAATGTAGTTGCGTAGCCTCTGTAAAGATTACCTACGCAACTAACCAATAGCAAACAACAATAATAATATAGACTACCTAAAATCTTTTGGCCCATTGATGTAAAGGTCGGCCAACTTTTACTAAAATGCACCCTACTAGATTTAGCCACTACATGACTACTGTTTTGTTTGCATCTGTAGAAAATCCAGAGGAGAAATAACATGGCATTTTCAACTGCGGCTGGGTATGGTAACTTACCTAACGGTAACTTCTCACCAGTCATATACAGCAAACAGGTGCAACTTGCGTTTCGCA